CTTTTAATATGACTAATATGATTCCGAGTTCTCCAGCAACTCCTTGGAAGTATAACGAAGAAGAAATCGTAAAGGAGCTTCTTGAATACATCCGTGGTACTTATACCCAGCATTATTCTGCTGGTGACCAAAAGATTCAAACGCTTGACCTGATTGAAGCGTGTGGCGATGGTGAGGCATTCTGTCGCAGTAATATTCTCAAGTATGCTTCCCGTTATGATAAGAAGGGGAGTGCCCGCCGTGATATTATGAAGATCCTTCATTACGCAGTTCTTCTTATGAACTTCAACGATAAGAACGCCGTCCGTGAAACCTACAACCAATGAACAAAATGAAACTCTCTGATAACACCCTGACTATTCTGAAGAACTTTGCAGGTATCAACAATTCCATCCTTGTGAAAGAGGGAAATAAACTTCGCACCATTTCTGTTGCCAAAAACATTCTGGCAGAAGCAGATATCAAGGAAGAGTTTCCTCGTGACTTTGCGATCTATGATCTCAACCAGTTCTTGAATGGTTTGAGTCTTCATTCTGACCCTGATCTTGATTTTAAAGAGGATTCTTATCTCAGTATTAAAGAAGGTAAGCGTCGTGTGAAGTATTTTTTCGCTGACCCCAATGTTATTATTTCTCCTCCCGAGAAGGATATCAATCTTCCCAGTCAAGACGTTTGCTTCCAACTGGATAGTGCCTCTCTGGAGAAACTGGTGAAGGCAGCAGCAGTGTATCAACTGCCTGATTTGTCTGCCGTTGGTGAAGCAGGTGTCATCAAACTGGTGGTTCGTGATAAGAAGAATGATACTTCTAACGAGTATGCCATCGTTGTGGGTGAGACTGACCAAGAGTTTACTTTCAACTTCAAAGTAGAAAACATCAAGATCATTCCTGGTGCCTATGATGTTGTAGTTTCTTCCAAACTGCTTTCTCAGTTTACCAACACCAAGTACAACCTTACTTACTATATCGCTCTGGAACCTGATTCCACCTTCGGTTGATGAGACACATTCTCTTTACACTTAAGGGTTGTAATACAGAACTTCTCAATGATGAAAGTTTTGTAAGAGATACTGTATATCAGGCATCTATAAAGTGTAAGTCTTCTCTGCTAGCACTTCATTCTCATAAGTTTGATCCTCAAGGTGTCACTTGTGTGGCACTGCTAGCAGAGAGTCATATTAGTATTCACACTTGGCCAGAGAATGGCATGGCAGTCTGTGATATCTTCACTTGTGGAGATCATACGAAACCAAAGAAAGGTGTGGAATATATGAAGATGATGTTTAATGCCGATAATATCATTAGTAAATCATTTATCAGACCACTAGAATGAAAGATTGGAATTTTATTTTCAATAACCTATCCGACGAAGAAAAAAACAAGATTGCTATTCTTCGAGTGATTGAGTGTAGCAATGGTGTTATCCAACATATGTTTCGTGCCCATGATGAAGATGCTTTATCCATCGAAGAAACCCGAGATGCGATGAAATTTTCTATGGGTTGTATGAAAACCATGACTATCCCCCTCAAGAGTCATACAGTTACATTCGCAGAAGAAACTGCCTCTGTTATGCGTGAAGTTCGTGAACTTTACATTAGTGGGTTTAAGAATGGAAACCAAGAGGATCTGGAAGAATTTATGAGGGCTTCAAAAGCAAACATAAATGCTGTTGGACAAAAGAGAATTCTGGAAGCAAGACAAATTGTTTTTGATGAGGTTGACGATATTCCACCCTGTGCCCTAGACTGGGGACTAGGATACATCTTTAGTCTCGTTGGTTGGTATTGATGAATATCTTTGTCACAAATCCATTCCCTGCCGAAAGTGCTATCTGTCTTCCTGACAAGCACATTGTCAAGATGCCGCTTGAGTGCTGCCAAATGCTTAGTATTGTTGCTTCTCCCTGGTATCATGATTATGGGGTTCTTCCCAAGCAGGACGGCACTGCCTACAAAACAGAAAAAGGGGCATTCCGAAACCACCCATGTACAAAATGGGCGGCGGAGACGGTGGATAATGCCTACTGGCTCATCAAATGGGGACTGAACTTGTGTCAAGAGTACAGTTTGCGCTATAATAAGATCCACTCCTGTGAGGGGACATTGACTCATGCATACTATCTTTTCCCTAAGGGTAAGTTGGATGAAGTAACTCCTTTCGCACGGGCAATGCCTGAGGAATACAAGTTTGATACTAGTATTTCCACCTTTGACGCATACAAGATGTACATCGCATCCAAACCTTGGGTGAAGGACAACTATCTTCGTATGCCCCAACGTAAACCAGAATGGGTATGAAACTAATTGATAAGAAGGACTCTCGGTATTTTACTGAGTCGTCCAAAGAACCATACATTCGCCACCGATATAAGATGGTAGATGTTCATGGTGATTTTGTAATTTTTGACAACTGGGAAGATACCCAGATGATGTGGTGGAATACTCCATCGCAGTTTTTGTCTCACATTGAGGTTCTTGATAATGAGTGATTTTATTTGGGTGGAGAAATACCGCCCCAAAACAATTGAAGAATGTATCCTCCCAGAGGCAACTAAAAAAACCTTTCAGGAGTTTCTAAATAGGGGAGAAATTCCTAACATGTTGCTTGCTGGTCCTCCTGGTATCGGTAAAACAACTGTTGCCAAAGCACTGTGTAATGAACTGGGAGTAGATGTTTATGTCATCAACGGATCCGACGAGGGTAGATTCCTTGATACTGTCCGAAACAATGCGAAAAACTTCGCTTCGACCGTCTCACTTACGTCGGATGCTAAACACAAAGTCATCATCATTGATGAGGCAGATAACACGTCCAACGACGTACAACTCCTCCTACGGGCGTTTATTGAGGAGTTTGCTGGTAACTGCCGATTCATCTTTACCTGTAACTACAAAAACAAAATCCTTGAGCCCCTCCACTCCCGATGTGCAGTCATTGACTTCTCCATCAAAGGAAAGGAGCGTCAAGAGATTGCCGCGCAATTCTTCAAACGTCTCCAAGAAGTCCTGGGTGCAGAAGGTGTTGAATATGATAACAAGGTCCTGGTAGAACTTGTCAATAAACACTTCCCCGATTGGCGGCGAGTGTTGAATGAATGTCAGCGTTATTCTGTCAGTGGAAAAATTGACTCTGGTATTCTTGCTTCTTTCTCTGATGTTGCCGTAAATGAACTTGTTAAAAACCTTAAGGAAAAAAACTTCCCCGAAGTTCGGAAGTGGGTGGTATCTAACATGGATAATGATACTACTGTACTTATGCGGCGTATTTACGATGCTTGTTATAGCGCCCTTGAAAACAATAGCGTTCCTGCTGCTGTGCTCGTGCTTGCTAAGTATCAGTATCAGTCGGCATTTGTAGCAGATCAGGAAATCAATATGCTCGCTTGTCTGACTGAACTAATGGTGGAGTGTAACTTCAAATGAAAAACAAAAAAACTAAAGTATTAGCACAAATGAAATCATCACATTATTACATCTTCTGGGGTATTTGCACGGTTGCCGTTGTATTGGGTCAACTTTATGTGGGTGCTGGGTATCGTATCATGGCAGAGAGTGTGAATAAACTTACTTATAGTCTTGTGGAGGAACTTAGTGGGCCTACTCAATATTGATAAAACTAAACTGGTAGAAGAAAAGGTGAAGACAACTCCTGAACTTGTTGAACAGGCAAACTATGGACTGTTCCGTGCTAAAATGACTCTACCTGCTGCCGCAAAACATTGTGGTATGACTCAGAAAGAAATGAAGATGACTTTCTGGGAGTTCCTAAAATATCATCCTAAAGATTATGAAGTCACTGAAAACACCCCTTAGATATCCTGGCGGTAAGTCCCGTGCTTGCACTAAGATGGACCAATACTTCCCTGATCTAAGGGAGTATGATGAGTTCCGTGAACCATTTCTTGGTGGTGGTAGTGTCGCTATTCACATTACCAAGAAATATCCTAACCTAAAGATTTGGGTTAATGATCTGTATGAACCTCTCGTCAACTTCTGGCAGCAACTCCAGATGTTTGGTCGTGAGATGAGAGATGAATTGCTGCAACTAAAATATCGTCATATAGAACCTACCAGTGCTAAAAACCTATTCCTTGACGCCAAGAAGTA